TACCGTCTGCGTCTTGTGGAGTTCCTGCTGTTGTTGTATTATATACATTGTCTATATGTAGAATATCGTTTCCTACACAAAATAAAACCCTATCTATACTAAACCCCTGAGCTTTGCTAATAAGTCCTGTAACACCTTCTAAAACTCTATTGTAGGCTATCTCTGTATTATAGTCATCACCTGTTTCTAAAGCAACCCCTAATTTACCAATATGAATATCAGCAGGGTTTATAACTAAAAGGTGTTCACCTTTAACTCTTTTAATTGTTGGGTATTTTGGGGAGTAGTTTTCTATTAAACTTTGTATGTCTTCAAGTAGTTCTAATTTATCTGTTCCGTATTGTTCCTTGGTAACTATTGAAAAACGCAACTCACCTGACATACTTTGCCAATGTTTAACGCTTACAATATCCTTTTTATTTATACCCCTATCTTTAAGGTGAATATCTAAAGCAGTATTGCCGTTAATGTTTTGTAAGTCCTTTCCCCTGCTTTCATTGATTAGCTCAACTTCTTCAGGGGAAAGTCTTATTCTTGTTCCTGCCAAAATTTACTTTTTAATATCAGCAATTCCTTGACCTAATACAAGTGCTGAAATACTTAGTAATATTCCTTTTACTTCTTCTGCGTCCAATCCAAATTTTTCGCTTAATACAGTTGTTAAAATTCCAACTACTGTGTACCAAAATTTACGACTACTAAACATATTCATTAAAATTCCGTTTACGTACTTTTCTAAAAACTTTTTCATATTATTTATTTTTAATTATTAAGTTAATATTTTCACCGCCCAAATATATAATTTCTTGCATAACTAAATCCATAGCTAAACGAGAGTTTTCAACAATGTCTTGTTCACGACCATTTCCTACTAGAATACAGCCGCTTGTGTCTTTAGCTGTATTTCCTCTATGAAATAATATCCAATCCCTATTAGGAACGTCCTGAACTAACAAATGCAAGTAATCTCTTGTAGCACTTTCTCTTGGGTATCTAAGTCTAACTTTGTATTGACCTTTAGGAATACAGCTTATACTTCTTTGATTGTCTATCCAAGGATTTTCTAAGGTATCACAAAAACTTTCACCATTGATAAACAACTTACCAATAGTTGATTTTTCCGTGAATGTATCTCTTATAATTAAAAGATTAACGACCTTGACCTCTGTAGGCTTTTTTAAAGCCGTTCTGTCCTTTACTTGCGTTTTTGGAGTGTACTCCCTTTCTTTTCTTTTTAACGCTCTTAAAACCGCTTGTAATAACTTTACGAGCCATCTATTTAGATTTTTCAAATTGAATAAATTTATATATAGTAAAACTAATTGCTAGAATAAGAGAAACTAGCGTTAGTATTTCGTTACAGTCTGTTATGCTAAAAGCTATTGCTGAGGTGTTAGCTAACCCTACTTGTAGAGTATCTTTTACTTCTGTCATTTTGTTTAGTTTTTTTATCTAAGTAGGATTTTAACTTAGTAACATTTTTGATTTTCGGTTTATAGTGTCTTTTCATTATGAGTAATCAGAAGCATTTAAAAAGTTTCTCAATGTAAGTTTAGTTCCTTGTCTCATTGGTCTTTCTAGGTTCATACCGTTATAGTAAGCGTTTTGGTCAGGAGAAATGTCTGCTCCACTATTAGTATTGTATTCAGGAAAAAGACTAATATTATTAGTAATATACGAAATCATTCTTTCTAAAAAATATTCAGCATTGTTCCTTACTTCCTCTCTAAGGTGTTGAGCTTCTTCTGTGCTTAAAGCGTTTCCTGTCTCTGAAGTCTTAGAATAAATGTTACCGTTTTCCGTTTTAAATCTAAGGTAGGGTATGCACATATGAAATGCAAAAGAGGGGAGGCAGTCGCCAATATACTCATCTACTAAAGTCTTGTATGCTTCATTACCTACATTACCTATTGTTCCTGCTGTAATTAAACTTTCTAATTTTTCGTAAAGTGTAGTCCCTAGTTTTGGCTCTATATAAATACGCTGTGCCTGTAACACATAAGGTAACAAGATTTGAGGGTCAACATTTAAGTTAATTGCTGTGCTATCTTTTAGCTTTGCTTCTGATATAAATAATACGTAGCTCATAATTAGTTGTAATATCCGTTATTTTTCATTTTTCTAGGTGGTGTTGCTACCAACTTATCGTTCTTCTTAGCAGTAAATCCTTCTGACTTAGCTTTAGTGTAGCCAATCATATCAGCGTCTTCTATTTTAGTTGTCTTACTTTCACCTATAACTGTTTTGTAAATTCTTCTGCTCCAAAAGTGAAAACATTGAGGACCTCCTTTGTAAAGAAAAATTGAGTAAGTATCAGCTCCATCAATACCAAATCCCGGATTAACTGCTTTTTTACCCATATTAATGATGTCCTCCTTCCTATACAGCTTTTTTGCCGCTTCCATTTTTCTGCAAAAATCTCTTTTAGTTCCTGATTTGTTTTCTAAGAAATTGTCATTAGCGTAAACATATCTAACTCTAAAGTAATCATAAGACTTTTTAGAGATACCATCTTGTTCAGACTTACGGCTTGGAATAGCTCTACCTGTTGAAGCTAGTTCTAACTTTTCAGTCATTAACTCGTTTAATACTTCTTCATAGTTAAAGTCTTGGTGTTCTCCATCTACAACTTCTTCTTCTATTAATTCCCATTCTTCAGGAATGTCCTCCCCAAACTCCTGAATGAATTTATCTAGCTCTGTTGCTTCAGTATGTCCTTCACAAGCCATATAAACAGTCTTACCTTCTAGTTCGTGTTCGTGATACCCTTCGCACCCTAAAGTCTTTGCACTTTCTAAGGCTTCATCTATTGTATCAAATACAGGTTTCCCGTCTATCATTCCAACTTTAGCAAATTCTTCTCTTACTTCTACATCTGCTAAAGGCTTCAAGCCAACTTCTTCTCTTATCTCATCTTCAGTCATTACTCCTTTTAAGTCCTCTGAAGTAAATTCTACTGTTATAGGTTTTAATTGAACAAACTGAACAGGTAAGTCCATATTGTTTACTGAAAATATAGTCTGTAAAGTATTTAAGATATGTAATTGAAACGGCTTAACTACTGTATTCAAATAAAAGTTCCCTGCTGCATTAAGTTCATCTACATTAGAACCCAATCCTGTATCAGATTTAATTCCCATAAGCATAGGAGATGTTACTCTGTGTCCTGTAAGTATGTTTTGAACCAATAGCTCTTGTAAGGCTAAAAATTGTTTGTCCAAATCGGAAGGAGTAATTGGAGTAATTTCAGGTGTTCTTGTCTTATCGTCTGAGAATGTTAAAATAAACTTTCCTGCGTTTTCTGCTCCTGTAAATTTCTCTGTTAAACTTTGTTCTATCTGTCTTCTTTCCTCTTGTGTAGGAATTCCATTTGCGAAGGAAATCATAAAGCTTGAACTGAAGCCCGAATTGATATTAGATAATTGAAATTCTGCCACTCTTTGGTCTACTAAGCACCAATTATTAGCTGCTAAATAATCAGGTGTATGATAGCAATCCATATTAGGACTGTATGCACCTGTATATAGCAATTGACTTCCTGAAGTTCTATCGTTCACATTAAAAGCAGCTACAGGGTAAGGTTTATTTGTTCTAGTGTTTGCCCAATCAGCACTTATATAGTAAGTATCTACCTTACCCATTGCATTTGGTCTTCCTGCTCTTACACGTTCTACAGGTACGTGATACAATTCTACAATTTCCGTTCTTTCTCTATTCCATACCAAGTGTATAGCGTACCCACCCTGAAGCTTAAAATCAAAAGCAACTTTCTTTATTACTTGGTGTAAACTTTCGTTAGAGTTAGCGTGTCTTAAAAACTTCTTAAGCTTTACATAACTTTCTAAATTAGTATCATCTTCTTCACATACTAAGTCTTCTCCTGCTATCATTTCAGCTGTGGCATTAATAATGGCAGCGTGTGTACTAGAATTATAATATAAGTCAATTAAGAACTGAGGGTAAAGGTTTCTCCAATCTTCTGTTCCGTACTCTATATAGTCACGTCCTCTTACTTCTTGTACTATTGGAGCTGTTGATGTTTCTAAATTTATACTAAGTATTTTATCCATTTTATTCTATTATTAATTCATCAGGGTCTACATCTGTACCTTCTGCGTTCTTTTCATAACCTAAG